TGAACCGTGCTGTGGAGACCGTGGGTACCCAGCGAGTACTAGCGGACTCGTCTATGCTCGACAACCTGCTCGTGGGGGACCGTGACCTGTTGTTCTTAGGAGTGATTAAGGCCACGTACGGGAACGTACGGACCTTCGTCATCAGTTGTCCGTCATGTGACAGCAAGAGCGACGTTATGGTCAATCTGGACACGGACTTCCCGGTGAGACAGCCGGTAGATGACCTCCGAAATAACCGGCCAGTGACGCTGCGTGATGGCAGGGTCGTTCAGGTGCGCTACCCCACGGGCAAGGACGCACGGGCAATAGCAGCGTCCGGGGACACTCTGGCCGTTCAGAATACAGCGATCATCGTTCAGTGTGTTGTGTGGGATGATGATCGCACAGAAGTAGTAAAGAAGCAGTGGGCACGAGGACTGTCCATAGCGGATCGGCGGCTCATCGTCAGCGCCATCATTGAGAGCCAGCCCGGTCCGACGCTGGAGGAGGTGGAAGCCCCGTGCGCTCATTGTGACGAGACGGTCACGATGGTCTTGGACTGGGCCTACCTTTTATTCGGTTAATCTAACAACGGTGTACTGGGATTATGACATGATTGCCAGTACCTACACAGGCTTTACGCTAGGGGATATACGTACGATGTCGGTTAGGCAACGCTCCTTCTGGGGGAATATGGCTAAATGGAGGAGGGACTAGGGTATGGCTTACAACCCCGGCCCCCGGCCAAGTCCACAGGGCGGCTCTGACGACCTCAATATCGGTGGTAGCCTCGGTGACACGTCGAGGAGTGCCTTCCAGTCCCACAAGACGAGGTTCAGTGTTGACCCTTCGGGCCTCCGAAAACTGAACACCGAGTTTAAGAAACTCAACGATCAGGTCAAAGACTTCACGAAGAACGTCGGTGCTGCTCTGTCGGCGGCGCAGCGGTTCAATACCGTAGCCGGGGGGATGGGCTTTGGCGGTGGCGGCGTCGGGACATCAACGGAAATTGTCTCGTCCACGGGAGAGAGCACGGACGCAGGCGGCGTTTCAATTCCTACCGCTCCGCTGACCCGTGGTAAGCGGATGAGTAACTACCTAAGGACTGCTACTGGCGTCGGTAATGTGAATCCGGGCGCCGAGGCCATAAGGATGACAAGTGAGTTAGTCGCCGGTCTAGTAGGGGCTAGTTCCGCGAACATTAAGGGTAGGGCCGAATACACCCTAGAGGCCGATAGAACCGGCCTGCTCATGAGACAGATGTACGGCGGTACACAACTGGAATACCAGTCAAAGTGGCGCCAGCCCCTGACGAGCAGGATGCTGGGACCCGGGGGCATTGCCCCGATGATGAACCTTCAGACCACGATGGGCATCAACCCCTCGTCAATGGCCGCTGGTGTGGAGGGTATCCGTGTCGCCTCGGGCTTCGGGTATTCCACAGAGGACGCTACGAGGATGATCACCGCTATGGCACAGCCGGGCTCATCGAACCTGATGACCATGATGCTGGGAGCAGGCATGTACGGGCCCGGTGGTAAGGCCCGGGACCCGATGGACGTTATTCGCAACGTGGTTACCCGTATGGGACTTACGAATGAGGCCATGGTGCAAGGGGCATTCCAGCCCGGGTCCATGACTAGGGCCAACCTTTCCCGCACCGGGCTGCCCACGGACATGCAGAACTTGGTCCTCCAGTACGCTCAGGAGAACATCGAGTACAAGAAGAGGGGCGGGAAGGGCATGTACGACCCGTCCAAAGAGTCCGACCGTGCAATTATGGGCATCGAGGGCCGCGATGAGTACGCTATGGAGCGTGAGAAGACGGGCAGGGCCGAAATGGATAGGGCCGAGAACTTCTACCGCAGGCAGGTGGACAACTACGCCGACTTGGAGAGGAACACGCGAAAGATGGTCGGTCTCCTTGAAAGCATTGAGAATAGGCTATCTGGTCTTATCGGTTTACAGACCACTTGGACGGGCGCCCCATCGACCCGCATTGTCGGTGGCGCTGCCCGTTTAGGTGGGACCATGGCGCAGATCGGGGGTGCCATGATGATCGGGTCGGGGGGCTCCATGACCGTGCCCGGAGCGCTGCTGATGGGCCTTGGCACCATACTTGGGGCTATTGGTGACCCTGAAGATACCGAGCCAGAGAACATTACCCAGCCCGGCATGGACTCAGGGTTCCAGAGCAAACTACGGGCTATGGCACAAGCAGCACAGGACGAAGGTCACCATTTGACTTTGACTAGTGGCGTCCGTAACGGTGCGGAGCAGAGTGACATATTCTTTAAGCGTATGCGGTTGGACCCCAATGGAAAGACTGTGTATAAAGGTCGGAGGTATTCTCTCAAATCTGGTAACGATCCTGCTACCGGTAAGCCATGGGCCCACGTGGCACCCCCCGGTGGCTCCCTCCATGGTGTGGGTCTGGCAGCAGACCTTGGGCCACGATCTGCCTATCCGTGGATCAAGGCCAATGCTGCAAGGTTTGGACTACGCACAGCCTCGGACGAGCCGTGGCACGTTTCTCCCGCAGGCATGACGATGGCAAAGTATAAGCAGACCCACCCGCATTGGTCCCAGACAGTGGCTGGTGGGCAGACGGGTAGCCGCGCCAACGCCCGTACCGCTGTGTCCTATGACGATATACATGGTATGACGAAGGACTTGGGCATCCCCGCATCCATCAAGGCCATTGAATCCTCCAGTGCGGCCCGTATGAGCGGTGGTGTAGGGGACGACGGAGGCGGAGGCGGAGGCGCTTTCATAACCATCGCCCCGGTCATCCACCTGAACGGCAGCGGTAACGATGCAGAGGACGCCCAGCGTCTGGCCCAGAGGGTCATTCATATGATCGAAACGGCCGAGGCTGTGCGGTCCTTGAGGAGATCATAATGGTTGACACGGACTGGGAGGGAATAGCCACTCACAAGAATCCTCCCTTTAAGGTATACCCTACGCCCTCACCCTTAGATAACTTTATTCAACGAGGGTACCTGCGGTTGCTTACTGAGGTGTTCGAGTACGCGAACGATGACACGGCCCCACTGACCGTAGAAGGGGCGTTAACGCACCCTCTGGGTGCCAAGTTGCAGTTCCAGTTCAATCCTAACCAGTTGACTCGTCAAGTGTCTGCCCGTACAGACACCCAGTTGTGGATCAACCAGTCCCCCAGCCAGTTGCTTCAGCCCGGTATCGGGGATATGTCCTTTACTTGGACGATGCTATTCAACAGAGAGGCAGAGGTTCGGGCGACACGTGGTACCTACCCGTATAGCGACCAGACAGAGCAAGTACCCCCAACAGGTTTGGAGAGCGACAACACACCCCTAGATGAATTAAGTTTCGAGGATAAGGCGGGGCGCCTAGGTGTCATCGCTGACATCATGGTGCTGGACCGCATCACAGGTCAGCGAATCACCGAAGAGTCGGTAAAGTATGCTCGGACTCGCTATGAAAAGTTGGTGGCGGCTGGAGAAATAGAAGACACTGCGGTCACGGAGTCAGAGAATGATCTACTGGCTCTGGCTCGTTCGCTTGGTTTGGAGAAGGACATCATGAGTGCGAATGCTGCAAACTCTGCGTTCTTGGTGCCCAACCCGATTAGGGCAGTGTTCTCGGAGAACTTCATGGTGGACGGGTACGTCAACAGCGTGACAGTCTCCTACCAGAAGTTCTCCCCAAGTATGATCCCCACGGTGGCAGTGGTGGATGTCAACATGCACGCCATTTATCAGGGCTTTGCCCGCAGGAAGACTACGTTCACTACCTTCCTTGAACTGGGCCAGAGGGAAGATGAAGATGCGTGGAAAGAAGCCCGGCCCTCAGGGGAGCATGGTGTGTTGTTTAACAATCTACAAGATGCCGGGTACCTGCATTCATCAGGGGCCATGCTTGCCGGGATTAGTCATGACGGATCGACAAACTTAGATAAGATAGAAGTATCCCTGACTGACTCAACTGATGAGGGGTCTGTACGCGCTAGGTTTGCGGGGGGCTTCAAGTTCCGTCTGCTCGGTAAACTCACAGGTACCCCATTGGGGAACATGCTGAAGGATATGGATGGCACTCCCGGATGGGATGGCCTGAAAGACGGCCTATCGGCTAAGGCCAAACTGGGATTATCCCTGAGGGCCCGTCTGAGGGCTACTAGCGCAGCCGACTTTGGGCTGCTGTATTCATCTCTGCAACACTATACTAATAGGGGCGATTTCTTCTTCGGTGACTGGCTCAGTACATCTAGGCAACAACTGTTTGTTGCTGGGGTGGATGGTCAACGTGATACCGGCCGACTTAACACGGGTGACGATACTCTTGACCAGTCCAATGCGGCCGTGAATGCCTCCTCGCCTTACTCATTCTATACCAAGTCGTTTCCCATCACGCAACTGGGACCCAATCGTCCGTTCGGGGACCTTGCCGACGTATCAGAGACATTTAGTTTCGCAGCGGATACACTGACGTTCTATATGGCGAACGCCAATCACGATGAGTCATGGTTAAGCATTGGCGAATACGGCACTGACGAGGGGGAAAGGTGGGGTACGAAGACCGACACGTCCGTCGAAATCTCCAACGACCCCTCTAGTTTCTATCTGGCTAAAGGATTCTACGGCGTGAGTGCTGGCGCGCCCGATGGTACAGTATGTCCCGATTCGATCACGCTGGAGGGTGCCTCTGGCTACGCCGACGTTACATATTATGTTGAGTACCAGTTACGGTTGGGCGTGCGTGTGGCACTGCTCCACGGGACTAGCGACGGCGACGGTGGTGGAGCGTCCTTGCGGCTGGTGGACTCGGGCTTGATGTATATTTACCCAAGGGAAGAGAGTTCCACATTCGGCCACGGCTTTACCCACAGTAACCCCAAAGTCCAGAACTCCTCCGGGTCCTCGACGGACATTAGTGAGGAGTACCCCGCAGAGGCATGGGCTGATACGGATACTAACTCCCGTGTTTATCCGTGGATTAAGGGTGACACCCCTCTGTCCTTTAACTCTCTTGGCGAAAAGGGTATGGTTAGATTAGACTACCCCGAGAGTTTTTCGATGACCATTGATGAGAGTGGTACGATAGATACCACCACCAACTGGGACTACTACCATGCGTGATGGGCTGTAATTAGCATGGCACTCTCTCCTTCTTCCAGATACACACAGACTACTGACTCCACTGGTCGGGCTATCACCAAGCGTAAGTCTCGTCCCTCTAGCAGGTACTACACGGTCATTGCGGTAGAGGGCCAGACCATGCAAGAGATTGCTGCCCTGCACCTCGGGGATGCGTCCCTCTATTGGAGACTGGCCGATGTGAATCCGCAGGTCCCGTACCCCGACGAGGTCCCCGCTGGTACCCGCCTCCGCCTCCCTGAGGCATAGCCATGGTACAAGTGAACAGGCCGCAGGTGTCGGCCACTCCACATGTTGTGGATGTATCTATTGATGGCGTGTCCGTGGACTACACCACTGTGGAGCGGGTGGACATAGACCTCAGGGAAAACGAACACGATCTCGCCACGCTGATTCTGGCGGGCATCTCTCCGTTGTCGATTACAGATTACGTTGACCGCCCAGTCAAGGTACATATAGGGGTACCGTATAGCGAAGGCTTCACCTTCTGCGGGTACGTTAATCACGTAAGTCCCTCACACAAGGTTACCAGTGGTCGTGCCAACCACAGTCTCTTTCAGGAGGCGCATCTGTACTGTTTAGGGGCCAGTTCGGTTATGAGGGGTAAGAAGAACCGGGTCTGGAATGAGTTCAGGGTGGCCCAGATGGTGAGCGACCTGTCTATTGCCTACAACCTCTCGTACTCCTGCCCAGACTCTACGCCAACTATTCCACGCATGGTCCAGCGGGGAACGTCTGACTGGGAGGTGCTGGTGCGGGCCTGTAGGCACTCCGGCCTCGCTGTCAATGTCCATGGAACTGAGATTCACGTCCATGATCCGATGCAGGCCATCCGTTACGGGGCACCCTCAGCGCGTCTGTCCTCGGTGGGCGATACGGAGGAGGGACTGAGCAGTTCACCGGGACGCATCTTGGAGTTCGAGGCTTCTCTGGGCACGTCTCATGCCTACGGGGATGTCAGCCCTGAACAAATAAGCATACTGGACGACACCGGTTCCCTTCTCACGGCCAAGTCCAGTGACCTCTTGGGAGGGGGAGCAGCGTACGGGACCGCAATAACCTCTGGTACTGTAGATGTCCTTCCCGTGGAGGCTATCTCCATGAAGGACGCTCGCCGTAAGTTGTCGGCCACTAGGGCCTACTCCGATGCGTATGTTGCCAAGGTGTCCACGACCGGGGTAGCGGGACCCATTCCCGGTAGCGTTGTCAGGGTCGCTGGGTTCGCCTCCAAGTTCGATGGCCTCTGGTTGGTGCGGGAACTAAACATGAAGTTTAATCGAGGTCATTTCATTACCGAGTTTGGTATTGGGCGTCGCACACAGGGGGATGACTACCGTGGTCAGGAGCCGATGTTCGCTTATGATGTCGCTCCTGAAGGCAGGCTCCAGTCAGGTACGTGGCGGGCATCGTTGAGGAGGTCTCATGTCTACTCATCAAACTGATTCGCTATACACCTCCCAGTCACAGATTCATCGGGGCCTAGTACAGTACTCCAGCACCGCCACGGGAGAGATTCAGGTCATTATTCCGTCGGTGACGGGTCTCCACTCCACGGTACCGGTCTCCTACTTCGGTAGGGAGGCGCACCCCTTTGAGAACGACTGGGTGGTCCCCAACGTGGGGTCCTCCATCGTGGTCTGTCGTGAAGACGAGGACTACACCAGCGTCTACTGGATGAACACCACCTACAACCCGGTGCGTGCTGACATTGGTGAGCCCAACGACGACGATCAGGACAACCCTGCGCTGTACTCCTTCGGCCCGTCCGATGCCTTCCCCTTGACAGCCGTCACCCCCACCTCGTCGGGCCTCTACTTGGGCTCCACCCACATGGGGTACTACAACGCCACGGCCAGCGCTTGGCGAACCTTCATGGACTACACAGGCAACTTCGGCCTGTCAGGCAGTGGCACTCATGCACTCACGTGGACGGCAGCAACTGGTGTACTAGCCATTGACGGAAACATCACCATCCGCAATGCCTCTGCGGTTAGGTCTGACCTCAACGTAGCGGATGGGGCCGCAGCCCGAGATTCAGCGCAGGACAACCCCGCCAACTACACGTTCGGCCCCGGACTCACACAGACGCTGGCGAGCATCTCTAGTCATCCGACCACGGCGGGTTTGTTTCTGGGTGCCAACTACATGGGATACCACACGGGCACTGGTGGAGCCGCCGGGTGGAAGGCTTACATGGATTCCAGCGGTAACTTCGGCCTGTCAGGTAGTGGTTCCCACGCCCTGTCATGGAATGGTTCAGCGTTAACCATCACCGGTACTATCAATATCCTCAACCCTAGTGATGTGCTTACTGCCATTAGTGTGACAGCCGGTGCTGTACCTAACCCCACCAACTATTCCTTTGGTGGTGACGCTACCTTCGATCTTGAAGCCGTTCCCGGTACGATAACTGACGACGGTCTGTATCTTGGGTCCGACAAGTTGGGGTACCACGATGGCACGGTGTGGAAGACCTACATGGACTCCGGCGGCAGGTTCTACCTCGGTGGTACCAGCGGCTCCCTTCAGTGGGACGGTTCTACTCTTACTGTTACCGGAAACATCATCGTTAGTAACGCTTCAACTGTTCGGGGTGCTTTGAACGTAGCGGACGGGGCCGCAGCCCGAGATTCAGCGCAGGACAACCCCAGCACCTACTCCTTTAGTTCCGATGGGACCGGTGCCACGTTTAACCTAGACCCCGTCCCTAACTCTGGAGCAGCGGGTCTGCACATTGGGTCAGACAAGTTGGGGTTCTGGAATGGGTCGGCTTGGAAGACGTACATGCAGAGCAACGGGAACTTCTACCTGTCCGGTAGTGGCTCCAACGCTCTTTCATGGAATGGTTCAGCGCTGACCATCACGGGTGACATCACAGCAACCTCGGGGACCTTTACCGGAACTGTCAATGCTTCTGGCGGCACCTTCACTGGCACGATCACTGGCGGCACCTTTAGAACCAGTTCGGCGGCTAGGTTGGAGATCGGCCCAACCGATACGCTGAGTAGTAACTCCTTTATGAAGGGGTATACCAATAGTGGAAGCGAAACGTATCCGGGGTTTCTGTTTTGGTACGCCGACCCTTCCACGACAGGCGCTGTGGTCCTCTCTGCTCCGAGATTCTCAGGTTCGATAGCCTTTACCGGTTTGAAGATGACACACAACACCAGTGGTGATGGCACTATTGGGATGGGAACACCCGGCAGCACTGATGTGTTCAACATCTCTGATACATCAGGCACGCTCTATACGTGGGTGGCCGCTGGCAACGTCGGCATCGGTCCCGACACCTCTCCTGATTACAAGTTGGATGTGCAAGGCACTGGCAGGTTTGATTCAACCTTGTCGGTTGGTGGCACCTTGACTGCGGCTGCGTTCTCTGGTCCCTTGACCGGCAACGTAACGGGCAACGCAAGCGGTTCTTCTGGAAGTTGCACCGGCAATGCTGCTACTGCCACTACTGCCACTAACGCCACCAACGTAGCGATCACGACTACCAGCACGTCCGCTTCGCATTATGTCCCATTTATGGATGTTGTTACCGGCACCACGGGGTTGCGAGGGGATACCGGAATACTCTATAACCCCGGCAGCAACACGCTGACTACTGGCACATTGTCAGTAACCTCTGTGTCTACCTCAACCGTAACGGCGTCAAGTACTATTTCAGCCGTTGATGGGGGCCAGTTCACACCCGGCTTTAGGTTTGCTAGTGCCTCTAACACCGGCATGTACTTGGGATTTGGAGGTGTATACCTTACTGGCAACGTGTGGGGCTTTGCAGCCACGGCTGCTGGCCCCTACGCCAATATGGCTAACCAGACGGGCGGAAACTATGTCAACGCCGTCAGTGGGAGGTTTGGACTGGTCAGTTCCCGTACCCTTCTCAAGGAGAACATCTCCACCATTACAGCAAGCAATGCCTTGACCCGCATTGCTGCGCTCCGCCCCGTTGAGTTTGCATACAAGCAGGCGGCTATAGACGATGGAACAAATGAGATGGTGTCATACCACACCCACCGTGGGTTCCTCGCTGAAGAGGTGGCGTCTGTTGACCATTGGTTGGCGGACTGGGGCTGGGTTGACCCTGAGGACGAATACCGACTGGTGAACCATCCGGGCACCGTGGTCGATCTGGATGACGCTGTGCCGGTCAACGCCAACGGGGTCTTAATGATCGCAGACCTCGTCGCCGTGGTACAGGATTTATCGACTAAACTAGAAGCAGCCGAATCAAGGATAGCCGCATTGGAGGCATCGTGAGTATACCAACAACCAGTAGCAGGGTAGACCTGTCACTACTTCATCCGCGCTTTAAGAAGCGTCTGGAAGCGTTCTTCGATGACCCGAGGATCAGGGGCCGTGTGTCCGTGTCCTCCGGGTGCCGGAGTTACGCCCAGCAGAAGCGCCTGTACGACAAGTACCGGTCGGGCAGGGGCAACCTCGCCGCCAACCCCGACCGCCGCTTCGGGCCCAAGGCTCTGGACGGCAAGGGCATCTGGAGAGGAAGTTGGCACATGCAACAGGGCGATTCATTCTGCTATGCGGTCGATCTCCACCGCCTGAACAACGAACTGTCCACGTGGGAGATCAACAACATAGCCAAGGAATACGGCATCCACCCCACCGTGGAGGGGGAGTGGTGGCACCACCAGCCACGCAAGACCTCCGAGTGGTTCGATGCCCCGGCGATGGGCTCCCGCCCCGAACCCGAGGACATCGTTGAGCCCAAGGTGGACTGGGCAGCCATCATCCAGTTCGTCAAGGACATGGAGACCTATGTCGCCTCCAGCCCCCTCCGCAGGGGCAGCAGGCACGAGTCGGTCAGGGTACTCCAGAGGAAATTGGGTGATAGTGGCTACGATGCCGGGACACCCGACGGTATCTTTGGTAGAATTACTACTAGGGCAGTTAAACGGTACCAGCGGGCGAACAAACTCAAGATAGACGGCGTCGTCGGTCCAAACACTTGGGCCCAGATCATGAAGGGTTAAAGTTGCGTACCATATCTGTTCCGTTCACGTTCAACTTGGCTTCTGGAAACCAAGTTGAGAGTGGCTTGGCGTCCACGAACGACCCTGACGTGATTGCTCGTCAAGAGATCACCAACGTCTTGATGACAGAGAGGTACGAGCGGGTCATGAAACCGACCTACGGTGCCTCTACCACACGTTTGATGTTTGCGAATCTGGATTCGTTGGAGGTGGCGGATTACAAGGAGGAGACTGTCGCTAAGTTGAACAGGAATATGTCCAACTGTGTGATTACTGACCTGAGCGTCACCGGTAGTTCTCCCGGCGGAGGGATCGTCACCCCGGACCCCGAGGCCACGTTGTACGTCAACGTGCAGTACCGATTGAACAGTTCGTTGGCATCTTCCACGCTATCAGTGGCACTGGTTGACCCAAGCACTGTGAACGTATTCACCCCACTGTAGTAAGGACTAGATATGTCTATAGATTATACGAGCCGAGACTATGAATCCGTTATGGACGATCTAGTCAACCGGGCGAGGAGCACGATTCCTGAGTGGTCCCGCGCGAAGGACTCGGACTTTGCCATGATGTTGATACAACTGTGGGCTTACGTAGCAGACGTGCAGAACTACTACTTGGATAGAGCCTACACAGAGGCGTTCATAGCCACGGCCACTCAACGGTCCTCCGTCCAAGCACTTGCACAGTCTATGGGGTATACGCCTAATCCTCGCGTTTCGGCCACAGCCACGGTCACAGTGGCTAACTCGACCACTGTGGCGGTCACTATTCCAAAGGGGACAATGTTCTTTGTTCCTTACACTGCCACTACCGGTAACATCTACTTCACATCCAGTGCTGACCAGTCTGTTGCCGTCAATGGTGGGACCACTGCTGTGTTCGTGGACGAGGGTAGGAATGTAACAGAGACCTTGACGACTAACTTCAACGGACGACCCTCGGTGCCGTTTACACTGTCTGAGCAGAAGGTGATACCCTCGTCCCTAGAACTGACCGTGGGTACCGATACCTACACGTACCTTGCGCGCATGCCCGACGCTCCCGCCACGGCCAAGAAGTTCACAACTCTGACAGACAGTTCAGATAGAACCATGGTGCTGCTAGGCAATGGTGTGAACGGGTTTATTCCTCCCTCGGGTGCCACGATCACGGCCACCTATCGTGTGGGTCAGGGGTCCCTCGGCAACGTGGCAGTGAATGCTATTACGAAGATGGATGATGCCGGGGCGCTTGTCGGAGGAGGCGTGGGTATCACGGTCTCCTCGTCAACGGTTGGTAGTGGTGGGGGTGACCCTGAGTCCCTGTCTTCCATCAAGACCAGCGCTCCGACCCTGAAGAGCACGCAGGATCGTGCGGTCACTGCGGAAGATTACAAGTCCGTCATGAAGGGCTTCGAGGGTGTGTCCAAAGCCCATGTGGTGACCACTGCGTCCTCTGGTGTGGTGACGGTTAACTACTCAGCCCTCCCAACGTACGAGGACTATGACCTTAGGGGCTGGCCCCTCGATGACGAGGGCTTTAACCTTAGTTCTAACCTCTCCTTGACTAGTGACTTTGGTACGGCTGGTATAGCCATCGACACTGGACTAGCCGCCCACTTAGCGGACCGTTCGATGATCGGGGTGGTCGTCAACCAGATCAGTACGACAATCAACACGGTTGATGTGCACGTGGCGTTTAGTCGAGTGGAGTACCTCAGTGGCTTCTCGGAATCCGAAATATCTAAGAACGTCAAGGACGCTATTAGAGCCCTGTTCACATGGGATAATATTAAGTTCGACCAAACAATACGTCATGCTGATATTGCGAAAGCCGCTCAAGAGGCAGAGGGCGTCGTCAGTGTGACCGTCAGTAACATCAAGGACGCAACGTCATCCCCAAGCACGGCGGACTTTGCCATCACCCCTTCCACGGCCTCGGCTGTGTCCCTGCCTTCTCTGCGGAGCGTCACGGTTAGCGGTCTGGAGGTGAGTGCTTCCTAATGGTTGAGTCACTCCGCCTTCGGGACACCGTCAGTTCTGACCCCGGCTTAAGGGCCACGGCAGGAACAGGGGCCCTTCGTCAGGACGGCTTTGTCGCGTCGCTCCCCACCCCACGAGCGGCCTACATCAGCGCAGCCGTGGTGGACTACGACACAGGGAGGGCGCTGTGGGATGTGGAGGTCAGTTGGTTGGTGGATTCTCTACCCAACTCTGCCACTCCCAGCACCGGGACCAACATCAAAGAGGCCCAGATCAGGTACGCATGGAATGGGTACCCGGAGTTCTGGGGTGACGGTGAGTTGCTTGACTTCTATACGGCAGACAAGGACATGCTCAGTCCCATCATACACAATGTGTCGAACACAGACTCTTTAAGTAACTGGTTGTACTACAGTTTGTTCTACCAGTACGTGGACGCTTCCGCCAATGTGTACACGCGGAGGGTGAGCACCGCCTCGGTGCTGGTCCCCACCTACCACAACATGAGCGCCAGTATGTGGAAGCGCATCCCTAGGTACTACCGCTCTCTGGACACCTCAGGGCATCTGGAGCAGTTCATCAGCGTCTTTGGATGGGAAGCGGACTACATGCGGTCCTTGTGCGACGAACTGATGTACCTCAGGGACCCTACCCGTGTTCACTACGACTCACTCAACCTGTTGGCTAACGTGTCGGGCCTACCCTTCACGGCACAGGACCTGAGGCCCCATCAGATACGGGAACTGCTTTCTGATGCGGCACGGTACTATGCTAGGAGGGGCCGTGCCGACGCGCTGATAGACCTGTTCTCGGTGATCACCGACTCGGAGGCCAGTAGCAGGGAGTTCACGACCACCGGGGCCACCGCCTCTGCCTACCGTCGTATCAAGTTCACCCTCGCTGCTGGGCGCGCGAATCTCGTCACCAATCCTCGTTTCGTCGGGACCCCGTCTACCTCAGGCACATGGAACTACCTCACCAGCGCATCGGCTGGCTCCATCACCGTGGACCACAGTGCCGCCACCGGGGTCACCTTCAGCACCAACTCCTCGGGAGCGGGCACGGTCTACGTCTTCCCCCGCACCGCTGCACAGATCAAGAGGAAGGTCCCCTACTACACCTCCGTCGAAGCGTCGATGACCAACGCTACGGGAAAGGTGCGGCTTTATAGGGAAGAACCAACTAACGCCTCGTCCCTCCCGGGACAATCTGAGTACTTTGTAACCGATCATTCGGGAGGAACCGACTACTACAAGGACCTCACCCAGCCCGACGACGATGGTAGGTTTGCCACCACAGCAATTCAGCAGCATCCCGGCTTTGATGTCCTCCCGTCGTACGCCGAGACCAACGCCGTGTTCCTCACTGCTGCTGGCAATGGCACGTTGTTCCATGCCCGTTTGTACGGCGGGCCCACCGACGTTCTCTCCGACTTTACCCTCAGGTTGACGAGGGTGGACACCCACCCTTCTGGTAGTGGTAGGTTTGACCGATTCAACATAGCGGTACACGATGGAACGGTTAATGTTATTGATCCTCAGACCTCCTCGTCGGACACCAACTTCACGATTAACACCGCAGGTGAGTTGATTAACGAGGACACCAGTGCGGCAGTTACCAAGTTGACGCAGACCACCGGGGGCGTGGATTACATCCTGCTGATTGACAACGTGTTGCCTGTTCCGTTTACTGCGTATGCTGCTGCCACCCAACTTCCTTCGGACGACACCTCCTCTTACCGTTTCAGGAAGACCGGAGTTGAGCAGTTGTTCCCGACCATTGTCCTGACATTGAGCAATAGTTCCTCGGTCACCTTGGACAAGTGGATGTTTGAACCGTTCAGCGGTGGCGCATACTTTGACGGCACCGCCTTGGAGGGTAACTCATATGTCTCTGGGGGCAATGTGGTCAGTGATTACTATTGGAAGGGCACGGCTAACGATAGTGTGTCGATCTACACGGCCATGAGGGACCGTAACCGGGCCTCTGTTCGTAAGGCCCTCGTCCACTACCTGCCGATAACCATGACAACCGAGTTGACCTCCTCCAACTACCATACGTCTACCAACCACGGACACCTGCTGACCTTCGATGCCATCCCCGGAGACGAACAGGCGTTCGATCCGCACAGTTGGTCGGCCGGGGTGTATAGTGAGGGGACCATCCACACCAACAGCGACTGACCGGGGACCACATGGGCTACATCATCGGGGCACTGGCCGTCTACAAGACGGTCCACCTTCTGGAGTTGGTGCTGCCCCGGCCGGTGATGCCGTGGGTAAAGGTTGTGTCGGCCGTCTCCTTGGGCTATGGTGCCGCCATCCTGTCCTCTGCCCACCCCCTCCCGCTCGCTGGTCTCGCCATCGCATCCCTTGCGGCCCTGTGCCACGCCGTCCTTCGGCTCCTGACACTCGCTGGTGATCTGGTCATGCGTCGTACAATCCGTTAGGAGACATTGCCATGTTGAACTACGTCGTCGTCGGTCGGGGTGACGCCCCCGAGTCCGTGATCACCGACAGCCTGCTGGACCTTGGGAGGGACACCCACTTCTATGTCCCGTGGATTGGTGGTACCAGCACCCGTCCCTCTGAGGGCATGAGGAAGGTCTACGACTTCCTCGTTGACACCAAGGCGACCTTCACCCTGATCGCCAAGGACCGTAGCGCTGTCCACGCCTCCCTCCTGTCGGCGTGCGTGGTCGTGAAGGAGTGCGGGTCCGACCAACCGGACATGAACTTCGTCAACGTCCCCCCCGATGCCACGGTCCTCATGCTGTGGGACGACGAGCACTCAGAGGGGCACGAGTGGATGGCGTGCGAGTACTTCGACCGGGGCCACGCACTGCTGGACCTCACCAATGGCATGATCCCCATCGAGATCGAATCATCGACTACTACCCCCCTGAAGGTGGTGGAAGATAGCCCTATCCAAGAAGATGAGATTGAGCCTTTGACCGACGATGAGGTTGACAGTCTCCCTGCCGGGGTACGCAAGCAGTTGGACCGGGCACTGGGTGATAACACCACGTTGGTGGAACAGGACTTGACGGAAATGGACGAAGAGGAGGTCGTGGACAATGTCCTCCAGTTCGTTCGTGGCGAGAAGGAAACCGACGAATCCGTCTGCGCCACGCTGGTCGTCGTACTCCCGACGGGCAAGGCTTTCACCACTGCCGTACCCATGCTGGAACTCTGGAGTCTTCTCGATGCGACTGTGTGGAGTGACTGAGTACACGGTCCCGGTATTTAGTTATGTCCCCCTTCGGCAGGTTCCCCAAGTGGGTACTGCCCCGACTGTCAGGCAAGTTTTCTGCGACCGCAGCATTGGTGGAACTGGTCTGTTTGATGGACTCAAAGGACAACACCGTGCGGGTCAGCCATCAGCGGTTGGCCGACCGCATGGGTTGTTCCATAAACACCGTTGTACGGTCCATCGAGGTGCTGGTCACCG